TAACCTCAAAGTACGGGGATCGAAACCCCGAGACGGAGACCAAGCACCAATAGCTCAGGGGTAGAGCGCGCGTTTAGTAAGCGCGAGGTCAGGAGTTCAAATCTCCTTTGGTGCAAACGAGATGACGCAGTGGAAGCGTGTTGGGCCCATAAAACACATATGTTTTATTAGGGGCATCCAAAAGTCGGTTGATCGAAACAACCTCTCGTTATCTTTACATGTTATCCATCATGTAAAGATGACCCAGTTAAAAAAATAACCTCACTATATATAAAATGTCTGGTGGTATTGCCCAACTCGTCGCCGTCGGTGCCCAGGATGCCCATCTCGTCGGCCAACCCGAAGTCAGTTTCTTCCGTTCAAACTATCGTCGTCACACGAATTTTGCTCAAACCGTGGAGCGTCAGGTGCTCCAGGGCATCCCAACCGCGGGTGGTATCTCTACCGTGCGTTTCGAACGCAAGGGGGATCTCCTCGGGTATTGCTACATCACGCGTCGCAGTCCAGGTGCGTATACGAAAGCGCAATGGGCGAGCCGAATTAAGAAGGTCGAACTCTTGATTGGAGGACAAGTCATCGATGATCAATCGTCTCATTTCTCTCAGTATATCGCGCCGACCATTCTCGCGCAAAACACGAGTAAGGGTCCAGATCGTTCGAGTACGTCGACGTCTCGATTTTACCCACTCCGATTCTCCTTCTGTGAAAACTGGCAATCTGCGATCCCATTGATCGCGCTCCAATATCACGATGTTGAATTGCGCATCACGTGGGATACCCCAGTGGACAATGATTATGAAATCCATGCGCAGTATGTTTATTTGGACACCGATGAACGCACAACCTTGGCGGCCATGCCACAAAATATGATCATCACCCAAACACAAAAGGCCATCGCTTCCGGATCTGCCATGCAAGAACTTAACTTCAACCACCCAATCAAGTTGTTGGCCTCTTCTAATGTGTTCGACGACAGTAAGACGCTCGGTATTGCGACCGGTTCCATCAAGCTCCAAATCAACGGCACCGACGTCACGGATTCCAAGCCAACTGTTCCACATTACACGGAATGCACCATGTACTACCACACCAGTGCTTCGTCCGTCGAAGGTGATGCCGGTAACTATTTCTTGTACCCATTCTGCCTCGAGACCTCGAAGCTCCAACCAACCGGTTCGCTCAATTTCAGTCGATTGGATTCCGCGCGACTCGTTTCTACTGGCGGCACATTCTCTGCGGGACAAGACCTGTATGCGGTCAACTATAACATCTTGCGTGTCGAGAACGGTATGGGTGGTTTGATGTACTCTAATTAAATTTATTTACACACTAATAACAAATGCTTTGGAAGTATTTGTTTCTTCTAGGGTTTGTGTTCGTGCTCACGTATGATCCAAAATCCAGGACACTCGAAAAATTCATTTCCCCCGTCAATCAGGAGGAAGCTACTTAAAAAGATTTAACGTTTCTATTACATAAATATGTTGTCTTTTGACCGCGAAACGCTCACGATCGTGGCCATCATAGTTTGTATCGCTGCGACTGCCTACATGTATAAGGAGTTTACGAAGGCAAAGAGTGACATCGAAAACATCAAAGGTTTCTGTAATAAAATCGTTCAAGCGCACACACCACCACCACAACCTTCAACCTCCCTTCGTCGTAATGACGACGCGGAAGACGAAGACGAAGATGAGGAACTGGTACACGTAAATAAAATCGCCGAGACCGAAGAAAATTAACATCTCAGAGAATTATAACTTGCGATCACGCAATGAAAAAATATAAAGCTATAGCGGTACCGGTAATATTTACGGGTGATAAACCAACATTCCTTACGGTGAGAGATAAGCGCTTTAAAGACTGGATATTCGTGACCGGGGGGTGTCGCCGAAGAGAGATTTTCAATCCAATTCGGTGTGCCCTTCGCGAACTTGAAGAAGAGACACGTGGTGTGGTCTCTTTGAAGAAAGGCGAATATACGGAATTTAAATTTACAGTAAAAGAGAGTCCGACCGTGGATCTCGAATATAACGTTTTTGTATTCTTTGTGAATTACACAAAACCAGAACAAATAGAACTCGTGCGAAAGTTCAATGATGAAAAACAAAAAACAATAATTAAAAAAATACAAAAACAACCAATAAAACGCACACACGATGAAAATGATTTCATGTCTTTCGATACTCTCCAGGAATTCAGATTGAAAAAACAGTGGGATCGTATCACGAAGAACATTCTAGAAAATCCGGATTTCTATTCGTGTGTCACATCCTTAAATAGAAAATCCTTTGCTATTAAATAATGAAGTCAAAGAACTACATTTTAATGCAAATACACGATTTACTAATAAATAGGTATTCATACACACCCAAAAAGGCGAATCAATACATAGAGGAACACAAAGAAGATAAGGTGTACGAACTTTTGGTCATCAAGAAGAAATTATCAGAAGATGAACCCGTGTATCCAGACATTTCTTATAGAAAGACCATGTGGCGTGACATTGAATACGACGAAGAAGATTAAAAGAATAAATACATGTAATGGTAAGTATGTTCAAGGAGTGGTGCAAAAGTCATGGCTTCTTTGAAAAGAACCCCAATCCATCACACGTGTTCATGGACGGCGGTGTGCTGTCCGTACCGTTTGATAGATTGAATGATTTTTATAAAAAATACGTGGAGTGCATAAATTTGAATGAAAAGGTGTATCTCGTCGAACAAAAAACCGTCGACGCCTATAACTTTTTCGTCGATCTCGATTATAAAGATGATGACCCGATGACCATCGAGGAAATACAACGAGTGTGTAAATTCATATGTGATAAGGTTTCCAAACACGGCGGTAAAGACGCGCTCGTGTGTGTATCTAAACCCAAGAGTGTCGGGGATCTGATAAAAACGGGTGTACACATCAACTGGCCGAATTTTCCAGTGAATCGTTCTTCCGCTTTAGCGCTCAGGGAACACGTGATAAATACATTAACTCTCGTGTACGGTTCGAAGGATTGGAATGAAATCGTGGATCTCTCCGTGTATGGAAGCAGTGAAAGAAATACGCGTGGGAGTGGTTTCAGAATGCCGTTTTCACACAAGTGGGTGACACACAGGGCGTGTAATGGAAAAGGGTGTGCGGCGTGTAATCGCGTGGGTAAAGAAACACAGAGTGAATATTTGCCCGTGCTCATGTACAAACATGGACCCCTGTCCATGTTTCAAAAAATATCACCGGAACCGACGGTCGAAATCATGGAGATGGCCACACTGCGCAGCGAGTGCACCGAACCAAACGTAATAGAAGGTGCGCGTCAGATGAAAATGGAGGGTGATTTTACGGCGAACCAAACAAAGAATGAACTCAAAGATCCCGAGACATGCGCGCTCATGGAAACGTTCATTCGAAAAAATATGCAAGGACAAGCGCACGCGAGAATCAAAAATATTTATAAAGAAAAAAACAGTTACCTCGTGGCCACGACCTCTAAATATTGTGAAAATACAAAACGAAATCATGGATCAAATCATGTCTGGTTTCACGTATTGGGTGATACCGTATCCCAAAAATGTTTTTGTCGATGCGAAACCATGCGAGGTCGTTTTTATGGATTTTGTAAGGATTTTTCGGGTAGACGACACCAACTTCCACCGACGATCGTCGACCGACTTCAAGTCATGAAGTATAAATCCCCACCAAAGAAAAAGATAACAGAAGCGCCCAAGGTGGATCCAAACGAGGATTTGAAAATGTACATCAAGAAGTACATGATCGATGACGAAAATCTACAAATACATAAGATTAACAAAGAGAGGGGTAAAAAGAGTGTGATCACCACGAATCACGTGTGTCGGGTGTGTTCGACGAATGCAACGTTTACGGTGGTAAAGAGTGAAATACAACAGAACTGTAAGTGTTCGACTCGAAAACACAGGCTTATAGATAAAATAGTATCTAAATTATAAATGTTAGCGGTCGTTTTCTTGCTCGCGATCATTTATATGAGTTCTAAAATGGTGAGATGTGGCACTGATCCAGACGTCATCAATAATCTCATTAAGGAAACTCATAAGTACTCGGGTATAAATGGTATTTTATACCGAGAATTCCTAGCAAACATAAACATGGCCAGAGAATTTAGTGGTCATGAGGATATTTCACGCAAACTCCTCGAACGCGCGATGCATAATATAGAAGAACTCGGCCTATATGTGACTTCAACGGATACATCGGTCGCAGAAGAATTAAACGAAATAATGAACAAAATAACCATAGAATTCGAATACATGTATAGACGGACTTAAAGATGTAATCATTAAAAAGTATAAATGACTGTCATTAAGACTCGATCGGGTAGAATTTCTAAAGCACCAGAACGCCTCGAAATCATTGAAGACGTTGAAGATGACTTCAGCGACGAAGATGATGTCGATTTCGATGAAGACGATTACGATTCCGAAACTGAATCTGAATCCGACTCCGATTTAGACGACGATGAAGACGCCGACGAAAACGGTAATTTGGCTGGATTTATTGTAGACGATGAAGATGAAGATGAAGATGAGGAATAATCTAGTTAAAAAAATAAAACGCGAAATTATAAAATGGAGAGTGATATAGGCAATCCGATCGATTACAATCCAGACATCTTAGAGAAGGAAGAGTCGCACGCACCCGAGGAACAGCCTGAACATGAACCCATGTATTACTATCCACCACCACAGCATCAACCGATGCACATGCAGAACTATCAAGAAAAGATAGATCTCTTCTCGAATCTAGACAAAACCGCGTACGTGGTTATATTCGTAGCCTTCATATTAGGCTTTTTCATGGGGAAAACCATGCAACCAGTCATCCTTCGGCCAGGATGAGAATCCCTTAAAATCTGGTGTAGGTTCATCCCTGGAATCTAGAAAATACGCTCGACTCACGACGAGTGGATCTTTAGATGCTGCTTCCGCGACTTCGGTCGCCGTGACGTATGGATCTTCTTCTTCCATCTTCCGTTTAAGCTCCCCGACTTCACGGTCTCTCACGCTTAAACCGAAAATGTATAACACGATAAGAATGGTCACCACGTTGAATGCGATGGTCAACATACTTATTATATGCTTGATTTTATTTTTAATATTTAGTTGGAGTTTACTTCTTCACCCTTTTCGACTTCCCCGTCTTCTTTCGTGTCTTGAGCCTCGACGCTCGTCTCTCTGGCCTTGCGACGCTCTTCGATTTCATTCGCGACGATTTCATCGGCTTCACGCACGAGCTCTTCCATGATGACGTCCGGCTTCTCCTTCTTGAGACGTTCGAGCACTTCGGCTGGGTGAGAGATCGGTGGTTCGTCTGGTTTCGTGTAATACTTGGAATTTTCATCACCGGGCTTCATGAACGTGTTCGCGGAGGATTCAATCATATCACGCTTACGCTCTTCAAACATCTTCGCCGCCATCGCTTGGTTTTCCTTGTACCCAGACATTAGTTCTTCCAGCTTCTCGTTGGTGTAATGCACGTCGTCGATCACATTGGGATCCGGGGGGATCAACAGCCACTTGTACATGTCGACCACGTATATGTCGAACGTCGCGTCCTCTTTTTGAAGACGCTTCGCGTGCGACGCAGCTTCCTCCCGAGAATTGAAAGCACCTCGAATCTTGATGCCAAATTTGTCATTCTTTTGTGGACATTCCGGGCCAATCACCGACAGGCAGGCGTAAAGTTGACCGGGTACGACGGTGTAATCTTGTTCAAGAGACATTTCTATGTTATCATGCATTCAAAACTTTAAGCCAACTTAAAAACGTGGTGTCTTGTATTACAAATGGTACACACGTTTTGGAATACACAACCCATGCCCGTGGAACACAGTGTGCGTGTGGGTGAGATCGATTCGTCGAGAACGTGCAGCGATACACCCGTCGTGTTACCCGAGGGGTTCGAATGGTCGACGTGTTCCATAGACGAAGCGGCGCGGTTGTTGAGTTCGCATTACGTCCGCGATGAACACTTTTCGTTGGAGTACTCGAGACAATTCATAAGTTGGGCCACGGATAAGGACTGGAACGTGTGCATACGAACTAAGACCGGTGGTAAACTCGTGGGGTTCATATCCGGTATGCCTTCTAAGTATAGGTTTCACACGGACGTGGTCGATGTGCTTCAGATAAACTTTCTGTGCGTTCACGACACGCTTCGTAATAAGGGTATGGCACCTTTACTCATATCTGAAATACGTCGACGCGCGAATGTGGAGGGTATATGGCAAGCGGTGTACACGGCCGTCGCGGAACTCCCGACACCCTTGGTTAAGACCAATTATTGGCACAGACTTTTGAACGTACCGAAACTCAACCGGGCTAAATTCTCAAACGAACGGGAAAGACCACACGCGGTGTCGGGTTCGTGCACACACAGACTCATCACGGATGAAGACGCATCCAAAGTCGCGGGTATACTCACCGAACACATGTCTAAATACGCGATCGCACCCATCATCGACGAAGATTACGTGACACGCTGGCTATCCCCGGTGGACGACATCGTGTACACATACATAAACGAGACGACCGGTCACGTCACGTCTTATTATTCCGTGCCGTACACGTCGGTGAAGACTGGCATCCGCGTGAAACAGGCGTACATGTTCTACGACACGGGCAAAGGAAACCTAAAAGACGCCACTGTGTTAGCTCGCAACGCGGGATTCGATGTATATAATACACTGGATGTTGGTTTGGATTCCAGTACACTTCGTGCTCATCGGTTCATGGCGGGTAACGGCCATAACCATTGTTACGTCTATAATTGGTCTTGTGGAGACATAGGGTCGAGAGAAATATTTATGAGATTTTTCTAATTTTGAAAAGTAAAATAAAAAAAAATATTTTTTTCAAAACTTTTTTCTTTAAAAAGAAAGTGAAAAAAATATTTTTTT